ATCCAAGCACAAGCTACTACATCTACAAGTGCTGGTGGTAATGCTAGGGGTACTAATGCTGTTGATTGGGGTACTGCAAGATTTCAAGCAAATCAGGTTGCTAGTGGGCAATATGCAACAATTTCAGGTGGATATGCTCATGTTGTAAGCGGTATTTATTCTTTTGCTGGCGGTGGAAATCAATCTATTACATCAGGACAATATGGTTCAATTGTTGGTGGAGTAAATAATCAAGCAACTGGAGTTTATAATTTTGTTGGAAATGGTGTTTTAAATACTGCTACTGGATATTATGGATTTGTTGGCAATGGCTTCACAAACTCTACAACATCAAATTCTGCCGTAACCACTCAGTCAGGAACAATGAACGGCACTACAGCGGTTACATTATCAGGTAGTAATGCTAGTATTAAAGTCGGTCAGTATATTACAGGCACTTCTATTGCTAGTGACACCTATGTAGCCGCCATATCAGGAACATCCTTAACTTTAAGCAAAAACGCATCAGGTTCATCTACAAGCACTCTATCTTTCTTTACTCCCCATGGAGTAGTAGTAGGCGGTGGAAACAACCAAGCCACAGGCTCTTACTCGTTCATTGGTGGTGGTGGAGATGCTGGTACTGCGGCTAATAGAAATGTGGCTAGTGGGGATTGGTCTGTAGTGGCTGGAGGCTGGGGAAATCAAGCGACTGGTGTTGGGGCTTTTATTGGTGGTGGTGGTGTTAATACATCTACAGTAGTTAATGGAAATACTGCAAGTGGTTTTTCATCAGTTATTGGTGGTGGAGCACTTAATACGGCAACAGCCACTTATGCTTCAGTTTTAGGAGGCAGAGGAAGTTCAGCTAATGCAGTCTCAGCATCGGTTATAGGAAGTTTTGGAACAAGTAGAAGTATTCTTGGAAATACAATTTTTACTGGTAGTTATACTCCTCTCAATACTTTTGCGGCAGGTAGTTCTCAATCAGCCCTATTAGTTCTTGCTGTACAAACTACAGATGCTACCGCTACTGCTTTAAGAAGCGACTCATCAGCAGCAGGAACAACAAACCAAGTAATACTACCTAATAACTCTGCTTATTACTTTACTGGTGAAGTTGTATCAGGAGTAACTGGCGGTGGAAATAGCAAAGGATGGGAAATTTCAGGTTTAATCAAAAGAGGTGCAAACGCTGCTGCTACCACTCTTGTAGGTTCTACTGTTACATCTTTATATGCTGATGCTGGTGCGGCAACATGGACAATAGCATTAGCGGCAGATACAACCAATGGCGGTTTAAGAGTAACTTTTACTGGACAAGCTGGAACAACTATTCGTACAGTTTGCCAAATCCGCACAACCGAAATGACATTCTGACATGGGTAAACAAAAATATTTTTTTAACAAAGATAAGGATTGGCTACATGAGCATTATGTAGTCAAGAATATGTCTATTCAGAAAATAGCTGATGCCGAAAAATTGCCATATCATGTAATTAGAAATGCGTTATTAAAAGCTGGTATAGCAATGAAACCCCAAAAGATTTATGGTCATGTAAACCACCCAAATAGAAAAGGTGAAAATCATCCAAATTGGAAAGGCGGTTTGCCAAAATGTTTAGATTGCTCAAAACATATTAGTATTGGAAGAAAAAGATGTTGGGATTGCTACAGAAAATCTATAGGAATTGATATTGAAAATTATGTAGTACCAAGACCAAGTCAAGCGGATAGATTTACCACAGAATACAAAAAATGGAGAACAGCTTTATTTAAGCATTATGAATATAAATGCTACATTTGCAAAAAACACGACAGAAAACTAATTGCTCACCATTTAAATTCTTATTCAACACATCCAGAAGAAAGACTGGATTTTGATAACGGAGTTGTACTATGCAGTAAACATCATTCATATTTCCACAAGAATTATGGATTTCATCAAAACACGAAAGAACAGTTTTACGACTATCTTTCAAATTTATCAGAATTGATTTAAAGGAGAATTATCTTGGCACTCAAGCTCGCTGTTCAGACTCAATTTGGCGTACCAGCCCCCGAAGCCTACGCTAAGATTACTAATTTCTTTGGCACTAAAGACCAAATCCAAGTCCAAGTCGCTGTCTATTTTGATGAGTCGGCAAGACACTCCAACATGGCTACAGTCAAGGAAAACGCTCATTACATCAATATGGATGACTTAAAAGGCGACCTAATCCCCGCCATTTATGAGGTTCTAAAGACATTTAGCGACTATGCGGGTGCAGAGGACTGCTAGTGTTTCAAACCGCATTTCAGGTCTTAGCGTTTCAAACCAATGCGTTTCAGATAAGTCAATTCCCCCCGAATCCTTATACTGACACGCATGACGGTTTTACGCCTGAAGAAGTTAGAAGGGCTAAGAATCTTGAACGCAAGATACGAGAAAAAGAACTTGCATTACTAAAAGCCCAACGAGCAGACCGAGAAGCTCGTAAAGCAAAAATTAGAGAATTAGTTGACCCGCAACCTAAAAAACTTGCAAAAACTAAACAAAATAAAATACAATCTATTCAAGAGGTTAAGGCTGATATACCGTCAGTTGATACTACAGAACTAGAGCAGTCTATCGCCTACCTTGAAAACCAACGAGAAAAGTTGTTTAAGGCGGTAGAGTTAAGACGAGAACAAGCCCAATTACGGGTAAAACTCCAAATACTTGAAGCCCAACGACTTGCTGAACAAGACGATGAGGAGTCGGTATTACTACTAATGTAAAAGCCTTATACAAAGCCGCTTACGACCATTTACACGCAGGGCGTTACGAAGCGGGTTTTAGGCTGTTTGAATACCGTTGGCACAAAGACATTATGGGGGAACAAAGCGTACCTTACGCCCCTATTTTGCCCATTTCTGTATGGCGTGGGGAATCTCTACTCGGCAAATCCATCGTAGTCCAAATGGAACAAGGCTACGGGGATGTATTGCAGTTTTACCGCTTTTTGCCTGCCTTAAAGGTCATGGGGGCTAAGAAATTAATCGTTTTGCAAGAATCCTCACTCCATTACCTGATTGGTCAGATGGAGTGCGTAGATGTCATTACCAACGCTACAGAGGTGGGTGAAGCCGTAGAAGCTGATTATTGGATTGGCTCAATGTCATTACCGTATTACATATTCTGCTCAATGCCTTATGTTAAAAGCTTATTTCCAATTACGACTAAAAAGATTGTTGGCTCAGAAGGCTATTTGGAAGCTACGCCTAGCAATATTCCTGCAAAGATTGGGGTGAATTGGGAAGCGTCAAATCGTGGACTTTACTACATTAAATCCATTGATTACAAAGAAATGCTCAAATTGACAGGGGATAATTGCTATTCTTTTAACCCCAAAACAGAAGCTTTATTTCATCCCTTACCCAACGATGGTTGGAAGAAAGATTGGTTAAAAACCGCCCAACACATGAAGGCCTGTAAAGGCATTGTGACGGTAGATACGGGTACTGCTCACCTTGCTGGTGCATTGGGAATTAAGACGATTGTGCTTTTGCCTAAAGAAGAATTTATTTGTTGGCGTTGGAAAAACGGGCGTTGGTATGACTCAATCATTGCTTTGCGACCTGACGAATATCACAAAGTCCCTGAATTAATAAGGAGAATGTGATGATTTGTCCTAATTGTGGCTGGTCAAACACCAAGCACATTGAAGTTAAAACCGATAAAGAAAAATACCTAGACTTTTGGGGGTTTACCCTAGGAACGCCCGAAGCCGAAGAAGCTTGGCGGCAAAAACAAGAAATGACCGCCAAAGAAGCCCCAATGGTTATGTCAGACATTGAAGGCTATGTATCTCAGGTCGATGGCACATGGATTAAAAGCCGTAGCCATCACAGAGAACACCTAAAACAGCACCGCATGATTGAGTTAGGCAACGATGTGCCAATGCAACATAAGCCTGTAGAACTCAGTCGTAAAGAGCAAGAATCCCGTAAGCGCAAGATTGCCGAGCTTGCTTACGCCAAACTAAGTTATCGTTAAAAGGAGCAGACATGGCAGACCGCAGAGAGATGTTAGAAGCAGCACTTGAAGAAGTGTTAGAACCTGATGAGGGTAAACCCGTAGAGGAAGAACATGAGGAAAGTGAAGTCGAAGTTTCTCAAGACGAACCAGTACGGGATGAAAAAGGTCGTTTTGTCGCTAAAGAGGAAACGCCAGCAGAGGAAGCGAGCCTTGAGGTTGCTACAGAAGATGCGCCTGAAGCCGAACTGCCCGAAGAACAGCCTACGATTGGCGATATACCAAAGCCTACAACTTGGAAGAAAGACCTATTACCTTTATGGGACAAGATAGCCAAAGGCGAACAACTTACACCTGAAGAAAGCAAAAAACACCTTGAATACCTTAACCAACGAGAAAATGAATTTAAAAAGGGCGTTAGCGTTTATAAAGCGGAAGCGGAACGAGCAAAGGCTCTTGAAGAAGCGATTAATCCATTCATACCTGAACTCCAAGCACAAGGAATCCACCCTGCCGCATGGATAAATAACTTAGGCCGAGCACACATGATGCTCACCAAAGCACCGTATGAACAAAAAGTGCAAATGTTTCATAGACTTGCACAAGATTATGGAGTAAACTTAAATCAAACTAACGAACCGCAACAACCCGTTGATGCTTATACCCAACAGTTGATGCAACAACTTTATCAAGTTAATCAAGAGGTTAGCACGATAAAGTCTAGGTTTGAGATGGAAGAACAATCACGCTTGGCGAATGAAATCGAGCGTGTAAGAAGTGACAAAGAGCGGTTTCCGCACTTTGATATGGTTAGGGAAGAAATGGCTCAACTACTTGAGCTAGGTAAGGCCCAAGACCTTGAAACGGCTTATGCAAAAGCTGTGCGTATGAACGATGAAGCATGGAAGGTTGAACAGGAAAAACTCCTAAGACAAGCTACCACGCAAGCATCTAAGGCACAACAAGTAGCTAGAGCTAAAGCAACGGCTGTTAGCCCAAAATCCGTTACTCCTAACGGAACACAAGCGAAAGTCGAAGCAAAGGACAGGCGTTCTTTACTTGCAGCCCAAATGGCTGAAGCAGAGAGCGGTAGGCTTTAATTAACTTAAAAAGGATATATCATGGCATTTGCTAACTCAGCAATCACCGATATTATCGCTACCACCATTCAAAGTCGTAGCGGTGAATTGGCTGATAACTTAACGCAGAACAATGCGATTCTGCAAAGACTTAACTCAAAAGGCAATGTACGGCCTTTCTCAGGTGGTAATGTAATCCTTAACTAAACGGGGTCACTCTACTGTCGAAGGTAGATGTGAGAACCCTCTCTGATTGACTTGGAACTCCTGCAGAGGACAACAAGGCGGAAGGCGAAAGCCACCGTGAACGACTAAGTGAGAGGGCGTCAGGAACTGACGGAGCGATAGTCTGAACTTGGATATAACTGAGGGTTAAGAAGTCCAAGAACTAGGCAGAAATGACCTAGTGGGTTACTAGAAGTTAGTAACTACTAACAACGGGCGAGGAAATTATGTACAATGACCCATCCACCAACAACGCTAACTCGTATAGCGGATATGAAGTATTGAACATTGCTCCTGATAGCCCAATCTCGGCTGCTCAGTATAAGATTGCTCAGTACGCTGCTGCTGTAACGATGAGCGGTTTGGAAATGCTCCAAAACTCGTCTAAAGAAGCAATCATTGACCTTTTGGATGGTCGTATGCAAGTTTCTGAAGCTCGCCTTTTGAACCGCATTTCGGGTGACCTTTATGGTGACGGTACTGGTAACGGTGGTAAGAACATTGACGGTCTAGCTGCCGCAGTTTCTACTTCCCCCACAACTGGAACTTATGGCGGTATTAACCGTGCAAACTGGTCTTTTTGGCAGAACCAAGTAACTACTGGTTTAACCAGCACCAACACTTTGGCTAAGATGACCGAAGCTGCAATTAAGCAGATTCGTGGAACTGACAAAGCTGACTTGTACATTGCTGGTAACACCACATATCAGTATTTTGTAGGTGCATTGCAAGCAATTCAGCGTATTACTACCGAAGAAAGCGGTGCGGCTGGTTTCGCATCCCTCAAGTTCTACGGTGGCGGTACATCTGCTGATGTAGTACTCGGTGGTGGTATTGGCGCACAAGAAACTGCAACTTACATGTATCTCTTGAACACCAATTACATTTTCTTCCGCCCACACAAAGAGCGTAATTTCGTACCGATTGGTGGTGAGCGTCAAGCCATCAACCAAGACGCAATCGTTAAGCTCTACGGTTGGGCTGGTAACTTAACTACCAGCAACGCTCAGTTGCAAGGTATTTTGACCACCTAATTTGGAAAAAGGAAATAATCATGGCTTATTCAGTTCTGCCCATTTCGGGCGTTGATTTAAACAATACGACCCCAGTTAGCTTTTCTTATACGAATGGCTCTACCGCAGTTGCTATCCCAGCTTTTGGCCCTCTTGGTGCTGAAACCTTTGGTAGCGATGGTAAGCGTTATGTATTTGCACAAGCTGGTGCGGCTATTGGCGCATCTGTAGCAACCTGCTCCATTAATGCTTCTACTTTCGTAGCTTCAGCATCGGGTGGTTCATATATGTCACAAGCTTCTATGGCAAGTGGCGATTTTGGTTGGTTTGCAGCTACTAGCGTTTAAGTTGTTTTTGTAGTAAAAACAAGGGGCTATCCTTCACGGGGTAGCCCTTTTTCTTTAACTGTTGTACTTCTAACCACTTAGGAGATTTTATGATTGATAGCGATACTCAAGATGCAGACTCACGCCTAGCGGTCAAGTTTTATAAACGAGCCGTCAAGCTAGAACACGAAACAAACGAAGCAGGCCGACCCATCTACAAAGACTTTGACTTTGTACGCATTATGGTCGCAGGGGATAACCTAACCGAAATTGACACTTACGCACAGGAAAGCCATAAACAGCGTTTCCCACGCCAATGGTTGCAATATCAGGCTAGTCAGGATTCCTCAAGCGAGATTCACGGTACACCCGTAGAACAATGGCCCTTAATTAGCCAAAGCCAAGCCCAAGAACTACGAGCCATTAAGTTTATGACCGTAGAATCCATCGCTAACGCATCGGATTTACAGCTTCAGCGTATTGGCATGATTGCGGGGATGTCACCCCATGCGTTTAGGGATAAGGCTAAAACCTTCCTAAATCTTGCCGAAGAATCCGCAGAAGCTAGTAAGCGAGCCGAAGAAATTAACCAACTAAAGCAAGAACTTGCCCTAAAAGAGCAAGAAACTGCTAAAATCAAGGCTGAAACTGATGCGAAGCTTGCCCAAATGCAAGAGCAAATGGCAGCGATACTTGCGGCAGTTGGTGAAAAGAAACCCCGAACTCGTAAACCAAAAGTCGTAGAGGAAGTCTAATATGTCATCAACGATGCTCCAGCTTGTCCAACAGACCACAAGCGAACTTAATTTAGCCATTCCCACTTATGTAGCGGGGAACACCAATCAGGATGTGCAACAAGTATTGGCGTTAATGAACCGCACAGGCTATGACTTGGTTAAAGAGTACGATTGGCAAGGTTTGGAGTTGGAGTATCGTTTTTATACCGATGCACAAACTTTTGTAGGCGATACGGTCAGCAACCAAAGCTATAACATTATTGTTACTGGCGATGCGACTGCCTTAAACAACAATTATTCCATTACTGGCACAGGCATTAACCAAGATACCTATGTGGATAGCGTAACCTATAACTCAGGAACAGGGCTTTCAACCATTGTAATGAGCCAGTTGGCTAGTGGCACATATACAGGCGTAACTTTTACTTTTTCGCAAACCAAATACGATTTGCCAACCGACTTTGAAACCATTACGGATAATACCCATTGGGATAAGACAAAGCATTGGCAGATGCTAGGCCCTGAAGATGCCCAACAATGGCAATGGCTAAAGTCGGGTTATATTTCAACAGGCCCAAGGATTCGGTGGCGTATTCTAGGCAATCAGTTTCAAATTTGGCCACCTTATAACACCCAAGAATATTTAGGTTTTGAATACCGTTCTAAAGGTTGGGCTAGAAGTGCAACCAATCAAGTCAAAAACAGCTTTACGGCTGATACCGACACAACCATATTTGACGATACCGTTATGGTTTTAGGTACAAAACTCAAGTATTTTCAAATCAAAGGGTTTGATACTACTGCGTTGCAACAAGACTATTTTCGCTATTTAAATGTAGCCAAAGCCAACGATAAGGGTTCTGCTAATCTGTCGTTTGCACCATATCCAACGAAGGTGCTTATAGGGTATGCAAATATCCCCGATACAGGATACGGCACATAATGGCAGTACCACAGCAACGAAGGGCTATGACTGCATCGTTACCATCCCCAATCGGGGGGTGGAACGCAAGGGATTCGCTTGCCGAAATGAACCAGTTGGATGCGGTTCAAATGGTCAATTTCTTCCCTACACCTACTGATGTAACGCTAAGAAAAGGTTATACCAAGGTTTCTACGGGCATTACTGGCGAGGTTTTGTCCTTGATGAATTACTCAAGTCCTAGTACCACTAAATTATTTGGTTCTACGGCAACGACTATTTGGGATGCAAGCACTTCTACCGCTACGGCAAGCCTAACAGGGAATACTGACGGCAAATGGATTCACGCCATGATTACTACGGCTGGTGGTTCGTTTATGGCGGCTGTCAACAATACCGACCCTATGGTCGTTTATGATGGAACACGGTGGTCACGAAGTGCTACAACCAACACAGCACAAACAATCAGCACAATTACTAGGGGTGGCGCAGGCAATTTAACCGCTACCTTGACAACCGCAAGCCCTCATAATCTCGTTACAGGCAACACGATTACGGTTTCAGGAGCAATTCCTACCGAATTCAACGGCACTTACCGAATAACGGTTACAGGCGCAAGCACTTTTACCTACACAATGGCATCCGCACCAAGCGGAAATGCAACGACTGTAGGCACATACAGTATTAATTACTACATTACAGGGGCAAATTCCAATACTTTTGCCTATGTCAACCTATTCAAAGAGCGTTTGTATTTTGTTCAAGAAAATACCCTTGATTTTTGGTATTTGCCTGTTGATTCCATTAACGGGGCGGTTACTAAATTTCCTTTAGGTGGCATCTTTAAAAAGGGTGGCTACCTACAGGCGATGGGAACATGGACTATTGACGCTGGTTATGGGGTCGATGACTTAGCCGTTTTTGTGACAAGTAATGGAGAAGTCGCTGTTTACAAGGGTTCTGACCCATCCGACCCAAATGATTGGTCTTTAGTGGGTATTTGGAACATTGGACAGACTTTTGCCCGCAAATGCGTCTTTAAATACGGTGGCGATATATTGCTTTTAACCCAAGATGGCTTAGTACCGCTATCCGCAGGCTTGCAATCGACCCGTTTAGACCCCCGTGTCAACATTACCGACAAGATTTTCTATGCGATAAGCCAAGCGGCAGACGCTTATTCAGCAAATTACGGCTGGCAAATGAATTATTTAGCCAAATACAATATGTTGATTGTCAATATTCCTGTTACTGGCGGTCAAGAACAGTATGTTATGCACACCATTACAAAATCGTGGGCTAGATTTACCAATATTGGTGCAAATTGTTGGGAAGTAAGCGGTGAGGATATGTATTTTGGTGGAAATGGGTATGTAGCCCGTTTTTATGACTCATTTTCAGACGATGTAAGCAATATTAACGGGTTTGTACAGCAAGCCTACTCGTATTTTGAGCGTAGAGGGCAACAAAAACGCTTTACCATGGTGCGCCCTATCCTACAGACAGATAACGGCTTACCGACCGTTTTATGCGGTATTTCAACGGATTTTGACACCGTACCCCTAACTAACCAAATATCGTTTAACCCATCAACCCTTGATATTGGGGTTTGGGATATATCTACATGGGATGACACCAACTGGGGCGGAAACCTAGTGGTTACAAAATATTGGCAAGGCGTAACAGGAATTGGGTATGCAGGCTCAATTAGTATGAATGTGGCAAGTCAAGGCATTGAGTTTCATTGGGCATCAACCGATTATGTAATGGAAGCGGGTGGAGTCTTATAGGTGAGAACAGTTACTACTGAAAATCAGCGATATTTGGGGGAATGGCTGGTTCGAGTGCTTAACTTTCCCCTACCTGAAACCACCCGTTGTATTGGTCAGCTAAAAGACGGCAATTTAGTGGCTGTCGCTGGCTATACCAACTTCATGCCAAAGGCGTGTGAAATCCATATTGGTAGCGTTGGTGAGCATTGGGCAAGTAAGGATTTTATATGGGCGGTATTTGATTACCCCTTTAATAAACTAGGACTTAGCGTTATACTAGGGCAAATCTGTGCTGATAACACGGATGCCCTAAAGTTAAACCGACATTTGGGCTTTAAGGTTGTAGCTGAAATACCTGATGCCCACATGGAAGGGGATTTGGTAATTATGGCAATGCGTAAAGAGGAGTGTCGGTTTCTTAACATCCGATGCCCTTTAAGAACAAAGATGGGAGAATAGTATGGGTGGTGGTGGATTTTTAGGATTAGGGCCTGCGCCAAGCGCACCTGCACCCCCCGATTATGCGGGGGCAGCACAAGCTACAGCAACAGGTAATTTAGAAGCTGCACGAGCGGCTACTGCGGCTAACCGTGTTAATCAAGTCACGCCTTATGGCAACCTTAATTATTCAATTACTGGGCAAGACCCTTACGGTAACCCAACTTGGACTGCTACCCAAACCCTAAGCCCTGCTCAACAACAACTTCTTGATTATCAAAACCAAGCCAGTATTGGACTGGGTGCGTTAGCTAACAAAGGATTAGGTTATGTAGAAAATATGCTACAAACCCCGTTTGACACAAGTAAACTGCCAAGCACAGGGTTTAATCCTAGCCAAACATACCAAGAAGCCTATATGCAACGGCTTGCACCCCAAATTGAGCAAAACCGTGACCGTTTAGCACAACAATTAGCAAATCAAGGTATTGACATTGGCTCTAAAGCGTATGAAAACGCTATGCGTATGCAAGCCCAGCGTGAAAATGATTTATTGGCTGCTGCCACAACGCAAGGATTTGGTGTTGGTCAGCAAGCTCGCCAATCTGCATTGCAAGAGCAAGCCTATCTTAGAAATGAGCCACTAAACACCCTATCTGCGGTGCGTACTGGTGCTCAAGTACAAGGCCCACAATTTGTTAATTCTGCCCAACAAGCTACGACTGCTGGCCCTGATTTATTAGGTGCTGCTGGTATGCAATACAACGCTGCTATGGGTGACTTTAATCAACGACAAGCCGCACAAGCTAACCTTAATCAAGGCTTATTTGGTCTAGGCGGTGCAGGAATTATGGCAATGTGCGACCCACGCACTAAAGAAAACATTAAAGCTGTTGGCGTAATGGCTAACGGTTTGACCTTGTATAGCTTTGAATACAAAGACGAGTTTAAAGACCGTGAATATGCAGGACATGGCGTTCATGTTGGTGTCATGGCTGACGAAGTAGAGCAAGTATTTCCATATGCAGTTAAGACCTTAGATGACGGCTACAAAGTCGTAGATTACGGATTAATACCATGAATATGTATAACCCCTACATTATGCAGATGCCCCAAACCCAAGACTTAGGTGGGTTAGCCCCGTATTATCAGAACATCGCCCAACAGCAAGCCAATCAAAATATGGCTATGCAACAAGCTCAAGGGCTTACACAGCAAGCAGGGCAAACCGCTCAAGGCGGTATGAATCCTATGGCTATGGCAATGATGCTTAGAAAAGGTAAATCTGACCCTTACACCAACGCCCAAAACGCTATGAATGTATATGGTGCAAGTAATGTATATGGTTATGGCGGTCAAGGTGTTGTACCAACAATGACTTCAGGCATGGACTAATTATGGCTAATGGACAATTACCGATGATTAATGTTGGTGGTAATTTGCCACCCGAAATATTGCAACAGCAACAGGCGTTAAATCGCCAACAGCAAATGGCTCAGTTGCTTATGCAACAAGGTCAACAAATGCCGTCAGGTCAAATGGTAAGCGGTCGTTATGTTGCGCCTAGCTTTTTCCAATACGCTGCTCCTTTGGCTCAAATGTATGCAGGCACACGCCTAGCAGAAAAAGGTGACAAAGCACAAGCAGATTTAGCTAAAGCATTACGCCAACAATATGCTAATGAAATGGCACAATATCGTGATTTATTGCGTGGCAAAGAAGCTACATATGAACCTGACATTCCTACTGAAACTTACGAAACAGTTAAAGGCAAAATGATTAGCCCTGCTGTGCCTGCTAATCCTGAAGCTGCTTATTTATTTGGTTCTACAGCTTATAACCCTGCCTTACAACAACTTTCAATTAAGAAACTTGGCGAAGGCCCTAAATGGGAAAAAGATGTTCGTTATATTAATGGCAAGGAAATACATGGTTGGACTAATGTTAATGACCCAAGTTTGCCATTTTCTGCTGGTACTGAAAAACCAGCTTTATCTCAAAAAGATATTATGCAAGGCACTTATGAGGGATGGTATAACCCTAATGCAGTACCTCAAACTGGTGTTGCAAGAGGGCAAACAACTCAACCTGTAAGCACACCTACAGGTCAAGCTGTTAGTACACCTATGGGTCAACCTACTGTTGGCAATCAACCCACTATGACACAAGCATCTTATACGGGTGGGCCAGCTATGTCGCCACAAGCAAGGGTTCAAGCTAATAAAGAAATTTATGTTGATAAGGCTAAACGCCAACAAGAATATGCTGAAAAAGCTCCTGCGGCAATTAACTTTATGCAAGACACAATTAATAACATTAACGGTTTAATTGGTGATGCAAAAGTTGTAAAAGACCCTAAAACTGGCAAAGAACGGATTGAGTACGGCAAAATAGCACCACATGAAGGATTTAATACTGCTGTTGGTGTTAGCGGAATCACGGGTGGATTTGGTGCTTCTGGCTTTATTCCTGGAACTTCTACAACTGATTTTAAAGAACGCTTTAAACAAATTGGCGGTCAAACATTCTTGGCAGCTTACGAAACAATTAGAGGTGCAGGTCAAATTACTGAGCAAGAAGGTGCTAAAGCAACAGCAGCTTTAAACAGAATGAGCTTGGCACAATCTGAAGTTGAGTTTATTAAAGCAGCTAGAGAGTTTGAAGAAAATGTAACCAAAGGTATGGAATTGGCTCGTAAACGGGCTGGTATGCCAGCACAAACTCAACAAGGTGGCTGGAGAGTTAAATAATGGCTGAAAAAGAATATACAGTCGTTGCCCCTGACGGTAAAGAAATAACATTGATTGGCCCTGTTGGGGCTACTCAAGAAGAAGTTATTGCTCAAGCCCAAAAACTGTATAACCCAAAAACTAAGCAAGTTTTAGGCTCAAACATTATTAACACAGATGTGCCAACAGTTGTTAGCCAAACACCAAGACCTGAACCAAAAGCTGAACCAAAACGCACAATGATGGATAGGGTAAAAGCTCTATACGAAGTGCCATTGACTGTTGGTTCTGCTGCTATTGCAGGCCCTGTAAGTTCTGCATACGGTGTGTATAAGTCGGCTACAAGCCCTCAATTTGGTACACAAGAAGCTATAAGACAAGGGCAACAAGCACAAAATGATTTGGCTAGACGGATGACTTACACGCCTACAAGCCCAGTAACTCAAGAAATATTAGAAGATGTCAGTCAAGTAGCGGAAGCCGCTAAATTACCACCTGTAATTCCTACAACTGGTATGTTGCCTAGTTATGCTCGCATGGCTTCAACAGCAACACCTACAGTTAGACAAAATGTTGTACAGCCTGTAAGTCAAGCTATTCAAGCTGTGCCTGAAGTTGTTAAAACAGCACCTGCAAAAGTAGCAGAAGCGTTACGCAGAACTCCATCTGAAACTGAAATTAG